CCTACAGCCCCGGTTCCGTTGAAATTAACGGCAGCCACAATCCCCGGAGTCATCTGCACATTGATGTTCCCGTCATAGAACATAAATTGAGCACGGCCGAAAGCATCAATCCATGTATAGGCAATGCTGTTCGTTCCCGTTGGCAATGCGACAGGCTGAGACCTTGCGGTCATGGTAACCTGTCTATGCGTGCCGGTATTATCGTTAACACCAGGGGTATCATTGAAGATGTGATCCCTATTGATAATCGTCTTCAACACACCGAAGTTTGTACTGTTTTGCACAGGAAAAACACCTGGCGACTGTCCCGCATTAGGTACGTTAGGATCAAACGTCATAACTAAAACTCCGGTGAGGGTCGTTGATTTTGATACTGACTATATGTGCGCGAGTAAACCAAAGCTCTATAGCGTTGGTAGGCCGGATAGATATCCCTCCATTTGTCCATCTCTCCGAAGTCTGAAAAGATGTCTAGAGCTGTGCCATAGCATATGTAGCGATAAAGGTAGTCTTGATCTAACACACCATCGCTGATCTGAACTTCCACCTGATAAGCAGCCATCTTTATCAAATATTCTTTATTAGGTGGCCCACGAAACGTTAGCTCGTTGTTGTAATACAACACATAGGTGGGGCGTTGAGGTGTGTAGGTTTGTGTCTCTGGCCAGATGCCATAAAACTCTGTTGGACTCTGGTACCAAAACACTGGGAAGCCATCGGCATAACAAGGCGGTTCAATGGTTGAAGCACCCTGGTTTCCGTTAACCAATACAATGTTTTGTAGGTTCACAGGGAAAGGGTCTAAATCTGCTGGCCCATAGGTAAATTCATACCAAGTCCGGTTCTTGTAGATGCGGATATCTTGGGTGGATTGAAGCTGAATAAAATCCTGAAGGTACTGAAGCATGATTTCATCAGTAAATTGAGGATCAGAAGCATCAACACGCCCCGTGACATTTCGCAATATTAGAATTAGATCAGCCGCAGATTTAGCCATATTCCTCCGTTACACAATCTCTAACAGATGGCAAGAGAAGCGGTTGCGTTCGCCTACTTGCTTGGTTTCTGTTTTTACTTCGCCACCATTCTCAACCTTGACTTCTGCAAAGATTGGTACCGCTAATCGGTTTAAAAATCTGATAACAGGAAGAGGCAGGTCGTAATTACAACCAGGCTTCAACTGACCACGCCAGTCAATCTCGCTATTGCGAACGTGGACTTTCAAAACGTTCTCTGGTTGGTCAAAACGCTGGAACTTCACCTTCATTTTCTTATGGAAAGATTCGTCAGGAACTTTCACCGGAATAGGTGGGTCACAACGCGGATTATGTTTCTTAGCTTCTCGGAAAGCTTTTCTTGCATGGAGATTCCAAATACGGATATCCTCAACAGTTTTGATTTCAAAAGTGTCAAAATCAAAAGGCTTTTCCATCTCTTGTTGTTCGGCTTTGGTTTCAATTTTCTTACTCATTTTCCCTCGGTTTTAGAGGGAAGGGACAATCTGTCCCCTCCCTATTGGTTATGCTACGTCGCCACGGTTGACATAGTTGTTGAACTTCCATGCAGTGAAGTAGATAACATCGTTATCTGCCCCCATGATGGCTGTTCCTAATGTCAAGATAGCTACAGGAGCGTAGTCAATGATTGCGCGATGAGGCACAGCAGGGCTAACCGGCTGGCTAACATCACCCAACAGTGGGCCGATTTTGGTAACCTGGCCGCTAGAGGAGTAAGCTCCAAAAACGGTCACAGGAATGCCATAAACGTCGTAGATCGCAAACGTAGTCGCAGAGAGAACTCGTACAACATAAGTCTGGTTGTTAACTTGAGCTGCCATTGTGCCGATAACCTTAGTGATAACGACTCGGTCGTTGTCGGAAAGGTTGTGGTTAGTGGTAGTCGTTACAACAGCTGGTGTCGCAGTAGTGAAGCCTGAGATGACCAGATGCTCGTTATAGAAACCACCCGCTGTTGAAGCGTCGGTGATACCATTAGTAGTTTCTAAAGTAGAAGTAAGGTCAGTTGTGCCGCGGACTATGATTAACGCATCACCTGCTGGCATGTCGCGATACCAAACACCTTGGATGTTGTTGGTATTTGTCCCGAACTTCGTGTAGTTAAACCATTCAAACTTATCAGGAAAGAATGGCAGCGTTAGGTTGTATGGGGTAGCTCCCGCAGATTGCAGGTACCCACCGTAGCTATTAGTTACTTGGGAAAATTCTCTAATCCCAGTGAACCGATTAGCTGTATTTCCAATTGGGGCAGTCATATAATTTCCTCCTTTTTATTAACCTTTAGTGCTTCGTAAAGCCACGCACCAGCTGTCATCTAGAATTACAGCACCTAGACGACCCTTCCAGCCCATAGTTTGACGCTGATTCAATGGATCTTGACCAGCTCCCAAAGGCTTGATGATCATTTCCATTGACTGATCATCAATGGTGATTCGGCCGTATGCGTTAGCAGCAAATAAAAGGTTGTAATAAACAGCAGGAACGACTGAAACGTCTTTATAGGCCTCAGATGTCTTGACAAGGCGAACCTCATCACATGAGCCATACTCGGCTTCAAGCACTGATTGCTGTCTTGGATAGTCAGCAGTAGGTAAGAAATTTGAGAGGTTTTTAAAGTCAGCACGTAGGTCTGTGGATATGATCATCCAGTAGGCAGGCCACACAGGAGCAGTTCCAAAGGCGTTTGTACCTTCCTGGTTAGGGGAAAGTTTTTTACCGTTGTTACCTTCTAGATAGTCTACAGCTAACTCAAGGTCAGTAGTTGTGACCTCTGTGATGGCGTTTCCGTTGACTCCGTTAAGGCAGTCAATCTGCGCTGCTGTAGCTACAAGCATGTTTCTAACGATCTTGTCGTACGTGCTAGCCATGTTTTGGGCAAGCATGTCGGCAACTTCATTAGCGGTTTGATCCTGGACGGTGATGATGACATCATCGCTCAACTCAACAACCTTACCGTATTGAGATACGACGGCTGTGATATCAAACTTAGTAACTTGCTCAGCGGCAGGTGTAACTCCCTCAGTAAGAGGCGTTAATGCATCAGCAAGGTTGTCAAATCTACGGAAGATAGCAGGCTTACTGTTCTTCTGTGGAATACGTCGCTCTTGTTCGAAATACCCGTGGACGTAGTAAGGCTGGTGTCTGTCCAGCAAAATATTGTCAAAGAACAAGTTAACTTCTGGGTCAACTTGTACTGTTGTGGTTGTTCCAGCGGCCATTTTAATCTCCTAGTCAAAAAAATGTTTTGACACTAGAGACAAAATTTTTTTAGGATATGTCTCTAGGCCTCGCCTCGGAGAACTTTCTGCCGGTATTCACGGAACTCTTTCTTTCCCTGGATGCTCTTAAGATATTCAGTCCCCTCTGGCCTTGCAGACTTCCCGACTTCCACCGGTGATCTAGGCTTTTGAGAGTTCTCAATAATCCTCTTCCCATCCTGATTGCTGGACTGCCTTACTGCTGGCTTGTCTTCCACCAGATGAAGATAGTCTTGTACAATTTCATACGCGCGAGCGTAACGATTCTGAGCTGTGTCTACCGACTGGGCTAACCAAGGCTTCTTTTCTAAAATCGGTTTCAAATACTTATTAATCTTTTGAACAGCCTCAGGATTCATATCTTGATAGAGAGTCTCTAGGATATCGCGCTTTGTATGAGCAGTTGTGGCTTGTAGGTCTTTTCTCTCAACGATTGCGTTGGGATCTTCAACCTCTTCGGCTTCTTGCTTCATAGTGCCTTGTAGCTTATTCACATAAGCTTCTAACATCTGGGCTTTCGCCTCAGCTGCTTGCGCGCGGTTGTCGGCTTCTTGAGCCTTCTTCCTAGTCGCTAACATCGCAGAAAGAGGAACAGTCTTCTGTTCGTCTTGTTGATCTTCCTGAGAATCACCGATTGGCTGCTCGGAGACAGCGGCCAGTTGGTCATGTTCTTGGTCTTCTGTAGTCATCCAAAACTCCCGTTATTTGCAAACGCCCGTAACTTCGGCGGCAAGGTTTATACGCCCGATGCGTCGGCGACACGTATGGATTTGCCGATAGCCGGCATGCTCAATTTGTTGTTTGGGTGCATGACCCAAAGCAAACTTTTAGTTCCTTCTGTATTATCCACTTCATACAGGTAGGACTCTTTCTGAACTTCTGGTTGGACATCATAAGCTTTCAAATGAGGTCTTATGGTTGTCCTTCCACCTTTTCGCTTACACTTTGCAGTCCCAAGAATCCAATATTTCTTCTTATGGCTATTCTCTTTCATGATCTTATCCATAAGATTTAGATGACGATCCGATAGACGCTGACGAGCAGCAATATGGATATCACCAATAGAGGGTTCTTTGAGTCTGGCTTCGTCTAGCATGCTTGGCCTCGTAGGTTTTCTTTACGAAGTTGCTCATCTTTATTACGCATTGCCTTCATTCTGTCGGCATTTCCGTAACCAGCACCAATCTGTGAACCTTTTTCAGGAACAGACATTGGGTTTTTATTATGTGAGTATTCACCCTTAGCGGAGCGGCCTGCGCTGCCAGAAGGCGGTTTGTAGCCTGGAGATTCCTGGCCACCATAAGTACTCATGTTGGGCATCATCTTGTTAGATGAAGCTACCCCTTTCATCTTTGCCATATTAAACTCCTGTAGTTAATGGGCTTTTCGCTTTCTGGGCATCCTGTGTTAACTTCTTCTCAGCAAGAGCATTTTGCTTTTGGCTGATATCAGCAGCTAATGCCATGACATCCAGCAAACGTTTGCGATCCAAGTCTTGGATTTCCTTAACAGTCTTCGCATTATCCAAGAGAGCCTTAGCATAGTTCTGTTCGCCTTCTGAAATCCTTTCGCGAGCCAGACCAATGTCTGCAAGAACGCGTGCTCTGCGCTCCTCAGCCAAGGCGGTGTTTTGATCAATCTGGGACATTTCAAGAGCTTTTTGTATTTGCTCTGCTTCATCCATTTTCTGTTGTTGAACTTGTGCTTGTTCAGCACGTTCAGCCATCTTCTTAATAAGCTCGGTTTTGCCTTGAAGAGGAGCAGCTTCCATAATGTCTTCCCATGGAATAGGAGCACCAAGGGAGACAAGTTGAAGCAGCTGATAGTAATAAGCTTCTTTTTGTGTAGCTGTCTTAACAGCTTGTTTTATTGCGCAATCGTATTCACCAAACTGGCCAGAGAAGAATTCTTCGGTTGGCTCTTTATTGGTGATTCTCCAGATTTTTCCTGGTTGGTATTGCTTCTGTATACACTCCAGGACAAGCATCCCAACATATTTCTTAGTCTGTTCAAGGTTATCAAAGATACCTCTATTACCTTTGAGGCCGTTGGATGACCTAACTTCAGCAAGCTTGCCCGAAACCTGGGAGTCCCCCGTGCTAGACAAGCCCAATAATTCGTCTGAAGCACCTGGAATCTCCATGATGTTTTTGTCAATGATGTCCTGGTATTGTAGATATCCAGGGGGAATGTTAGGCGGAGATATTTCCCGAACGTCGGCGTTGACATCATATCCATCATTAACGACGATTTGCCTTCCTTGCCCTGCTTGCATAAGCATCGTAGGGTCAAGTACCGCCCCGTTTTTAGTAATCCAGCCTGTGTTGATGATTGACTCCATGAGGTCAATAATTTGGCTATGCCGCCTGTTGTACTGTCTTTGTGCATCTCGGATAGAACGCACAATCCCTTGTATCTTAAGCTCATACGTATCAATCAATGGTTCGTGGTATAGAAGCACTGGCATGAATGGAAAGTTGTCCAAACCAGTTGGATCTGGGCCGGTATAAAGGAGTTTGCCGCCAACGATAATGTTAAGCTCAACCGACCGCTTATGCGTGTGAATCAACTTAACTTGTGGCGTTTCTTTTAGTGTTTCCTTTAAAGCCTTCTCTTCGGCTCTTGTGCCAAACCACTCTTCTGAAACCCCTGTTTCTTCATCTACTAGGTATTTCTGAGGCTTGTTATATCTCTTCCAATATTGGTCATAGGTGACCAGATTCTTGGCGATATAGGTAGAGTTGTATTGACGATAAATCCCTAAATACTGATACTTGTTATCTCTGATCCCTGTTGGGATGGCATCAATCTCTTCTGGATCAATCCAAGGAAGCATTGCCTTGACTTGTTCCTTGCTAAGTAGGTCTCGTGTAGAAGCTTGATCGCAATCGGATAGATCCCTTTTGGTGAAGTAAGGATCAAGCATGAGAGCGTTGAAAGGCTTCCAATAGAATTTGATATCACCATTAACCTTGTCTTTGGAATAATCCATATAAATTCCGACAATGGCCAAACCCGTCTTGAGAGCGTGTTCAAAGGCTTCCGAGAAGATATAGTCAGCATTTCCTTTGTCATAAACGTAGTACATGACATTTGAGAAAAGATCCGCGGTAAGCTCGTCGGAACCTTCAACAGGGGTAGTGACTGTCTGGGTGCGGTTTTCTCTTTCATATCCTGAATACAAGTTAACCACGCGCCTGATCTTATTGAGTTCAAGCACCATCCTATTCTGCCTTTCAAGCTTGGTTCTCTCCAGGTTCGTCCAGTTATCTCCCGCATATGCGCGCAAATCTCTGTAAGCTTGTGCATAAAAAACACCCCAAGTTCTGTACGCGTCGTAGAAAAACTGCTGCCATTGGAACACCTTGTTATTGTGATCCAACGTATAGTTAGAAGTTCCGTCGTATTGAAATGCGTACATTATGAACCTGTTTCAATAAATTATTTGACACTTTCATCAAATTTTTTTTGGTGTTCACCACACCACCAGTCATCTTCCACAATTGGAAAACCGGAAGTCGTCCCGTCAATTCTCTTAGGTGGATAGCGTCTGCAAACTCCGAAAGTCCGGATATAAGTGATCCCATCGTTTTCAAAGTCTTCGGTGTCATAGAATCTACAATTCTGACACTCGCTTAGATCCACTCCTTCCTCATTCTCTTCCATTCTTCTGCTGACATCCCCGACCCACCAACAAGTCTTTGTAAAGATTCGGCTCCATAGATCAAGGCTTTAGCTCCGTGAGAAGACCAGTCGTGGTAACTTCTTTCTCTATAGCATCCTAGCTTCTCATTCCACTCTTTTCTAAAATTCTCTATACACTTTATTCCCTTCTCGCACTTCTGGTAGTCAAAGAAGAAGCGATTAAGGCTATTTCTTAAGCAGTCTATTCCGAATATCTCATTGAGCTGCCGTGGAACGATGTCAACTTTGAGTCCTTGCTCTCTTGCGAGGTCTGCGAATGACTTTCCTGATCCTTTTTCTCTTGCGGCTGCGTCATGCGGAAGAAAGTGTTTTTCAAATATGTAAGGCTTCGTTTTAACCCACTTAACATAG